TACCAGCAAATAAGTCAACAAATGACTGTATACCAGCAAGATAAGACTTACTTGTAATCGCTTGTGCAACCACTAATGATATCTTTTGTAGCTCTCTTTCTGTCCACTCTTCACCCATAAGTAAACTTGCGTCACCTACGTCAGCGATTGTAGACATAATTAAGTTGAAAGGTTCAAAGGTATCGTAACCTACACGTACAGCTCCAAGCTTTATAGTTCTTGGTTCAAACCTAGAGTCTAGCCATAGCTGTCTCTTCTGTCTATCAACTGGCCCGTTACCTGTAAGATCTCCACGCATCCATGCCATTGATGCCATAAACACGAGAGCAGAGCCCATCGCCAATCGGCCTGTTTGTAGTGCCTTTGCATTAGCTAGTTCGACTGCGTTTGTAATACCGTAGCGTTCTACATTTTTTAGATTGCTAGGTGTAGCAAAGGCTATGTCGTTGAACTCTTTGACTAAGAAGTTAAAACCGGGTGTATGTTTTGCTGTAAGTGCAAGACCGTTGACACCAGTTCTAGCAAATAGAAAGAATGGTTTTGCCCAAGGGTTAGCACTAAACACATCGTTGAGACCTTTTGCAAAGCCTGTAAGCTCTTGAGTAAGTGTTACTTCTCGTCTAGCAAACTTAGTAGCTTCGTCTATAATATTACCTTGTGAGTCAAATACCTGTGCATAGAAATCATCTTCATATGCTTTTAGTACTTCTCGATTTATTTCTGGTAGCTTGATGCCGTCAGCAGCTTGTAAGTCAAGAACATTACGCAAAGCTTTTTCACGCATCTTAGCACGGCCTATAATGTATGCAAACGCATCGTCAGTTGCGGCCATGATCTTAGTAGAGTATGTAAGCAAGTTACTATTATTCATAGACCTAGCCATGTTTGCTACTGCAAACGCTGCACGATCTCCAAAACTAGCTCTACCACTATCTTCTGCCCATCTACGTATAAGTTCCCAGTTCTCGTCACCACGAGTAAACTCAGAGTAACGTGTCTTAATAGTTGCTATATCACCTTTCCAGTATGAGTTTAGTTTTTCTCTAAACAATGTAAAGGACTCAGGTATAGCTTCTATCATAGCGTTCATAGATGCCAAGCCTGCACGTACTGTAGCACTGTCACCTTTGAACGGATAACGCATGGCAGCTCCAAGTGTAGTAGCCATGGGACGCAAAAATGTTGCAATGGATGTACCAGTAATCGCTCGCAATGGTGTTTTAGGGCCGGACAAAACACTATGAGTAAGTACGCCTTCTAGCTCACGTATCATCACACCTGTACGGTCTGCACCTTTTGGATCTAGTTGTCCACCTTTTATTATCTTTCTAGCAAAGTTATCAAAGTCATCAAGTGTATTGACATCTTTCATCATAGAGAAAGCTTCAAACAAGGCATTGAGTAGATCATCATTTTTATCATCCTTAGCTATTTTTAGCACTGACATAATAGATTCTTTTGCGTCTTGTACATCAGCCTTGACTGCATCTTCAATACTCTTAGCTCGCTGTTTACCAGCACCTAATGCTCTAAATGAGTCAGACTTTACAAATCTAGCTTTCTTTGTATGATACAATGCAGTTAACATAGTATCTACAATCTGTTTAGCTGGGCCATCTATGTCATCTAGTGACACTAAGTCTGCTATTTCTCTACCAGCAATACCAGTATCTCGTAGCTGTTTAAGTAACGAACCTACAACTAGGTCAGTTACAACTACATTTTTAGATGTAAATATTTCGACACCATCTACAACGTCTTTGTTTGCTTCTAGTAGCTCTTTGAGGTATTCGTTAGCTGATAGTTCTGATGCGTTTCTACCCTGTGTTATAGCTTGATGTCCGTCAACAGCTTCTTTAAATGTTTGAGCTAACTTAACTCTGTCACCTTTTGCTGCTTTTAGTTCTTTTGCAAACCTTTCACTACTCATCAAACCTTTGAGTACACGCTCCACCTGTTTAACATCTGTGTCACCCTTGAGAGCTATACGCTCACGTTCTACAGGTGTAGTTACAGAACCAGTAGCTCCTTCTTCAGATCCCCACTCGTTACGTGTACGAGATAGTTGCTGACGTGCTACGTCTGGATCTACCTCTGATGTATGAGCACCTTGATAAGGTTGAGATACAGGTGCATTTTTATCCGCACGAAACTGTATTTCGCCTTCACGTATCTGTGCAACAGCAGCTTCTGTGCTTTGCTTAGACACACTAGCGTTTCTATCTTGTATCTGTTTTAGTACTTTTTGTGAGCCTTTACCCATAGCATAGGTCATACCATCAAAGAATAGTCCTATACCCATACCTTCTACAATATTTTTTATCTTCATTACAACAGGGTGGTCTGTATCTCTGGTAGATAATGGTGTATCAAACCAGCCATATCTATCACGCAACGCACCGAGAGCGTTCTGACCATCAGACTCCTTAGAGACAAGGTCAGATACAGCTCCAATACCAGCAGCTCTGATAAAACTGTTTGCACCTAATAACTTTGTAGCTGCACCACTTAGGCCAACTACACCAGTTGCAGCGAGTCCTTTTGCAGCTAGTACAGTACCAGCAGCTAATGAACCAAAATGTACAAGTCCACGTAACTGCCTACCCCACCATGTTTTAGTTTCGATAGGATTATCATAGTTTGTAAATGGATCCCAGTCAGGTCTGTAGTAACCTAACTCTTCCTTTTCTCTTTGCATTGTGCCGTCCAATGCTTCTTTTGTTCTTTCGGCAAAGGTGGCTACAGAGGATGCAGTATCCTGTAAACCACCTGATACGATAGACTGACCTTCTTTGACTAATGCTTTGAAGCCCCACTTTTCTGCATTACGTGGGTCATCTTGTTCAGCGACAGCCTGCTCTTCTTCGGTCTGCTCTTGTTTTGCAACCTGAGCTTTTGCTTCTTGATCTTGTTCAATCGTATCAGCTAGTTGATTGACTTGATCGTTTACGTAGTCAAAAGCTCGTTGGTCTATCTCAAGTTTTACACTTGGATCTTCACTCATAATTATACCTTAGTATTAAATGTTCAACTTTAGCATCGCATTGATTGCCGCCGGTGACAGTGTGTTTGGATTTAAGAAGGGTGCTTCTTTCAACTCTGGTACAGCTTCCAATAACTTATCATTGTCTTCTTTTGACAGAGTTGTTTTTTGTTTGTGTGGTATGTTGATACCAGTTATAAACTGTTGACGCTGTATGTTTGTTTCTAGCTGTCGTATAAACATCTCAGCATTTAGTTCACTCACGCTAGGTTTAGTTTGTATCATCCACTCTATGTTGTTATTTTTAGTTGCAACATCTAGAGTTTTAGTAGCGTTATTTTTATTAAGTAATTTATTTTGATCGTCAACATTATCCAGTTCTTTACGCTCTGGTAGTTCAGTCTTATCTTCTTCTTTCTTATCTACTTTAGCAATCCTTGCTCTAAATATTTCTTCTGGTGTAAGATATGCACCATCAGCTTTTTTTAAAAAGTTAAAACGCATGTAGTACGCTGGATAACGACTTTCGCCACCAGTTCTCTCATATTCACGTGCTAAAGCTAAGTGTGGTGCTTCGCCTGCCCACTCTTCTGTACTATATATTAGGCTCGGATCTTTACCAATAGCATCTAGTGTGGCTGCTAGATCTTTCGTAGCTTGTGTATCAATAGGTAGTATTTCTTCTTTATCAAATGTACCATCTTTTACAAGTGCTTTTGCTTCTCTAATTGCATTAGACATAGCAGTTTTTCTAGCCTGCCCACCTATAACAAGTTCTTTGAATCTTTCAGTAATATATTCTTTTGCATTATCTCGTGTAACAATGTACTTATCAGTCTTAGCTTTGTCTAGATCTCTAAGTTGTTTAGCTTCTTTTACAATAGCAATAACTCTTTCATCCATGTTTTCAGCTTCTTCTTCTGTAAATGCACCTAGTTCTGGCGTGTTTACATACTTAGCCTGCTCTTCACGTGTGTCAGGATCTAGTATTTTGTCTATCATATCTTGAGTTATAGGAAGATTATTACGTCTTCTACTTGTAATCTCAACCACAATAGCTTCATCAGCATAGTCTCTGCTAGCTAAGAAGTCTTTTAAAAACGGAGGATTAGCTTCATCAGATCCAAGATTAAACTCTTTTCTAAAGTTAAGAACATACTCATCTACTTTATCTGCTGCTTCTCTTGGATCAGTAATTTTATTTAGCTCTTTTACAAATTCAACGTGAGTTGTCTCTTCCCACGATTTCATTTTTAGCTTTTCTGTTTCTTGATCCTGTGCAATCTTTTCGTCATCGTACTTGTTAGCAGCTGCTTGTAACTCTT